GGCGGGATTCCAGCGTAAATAATACCGTCATAAATCAATTGAGGACAAAAATTCCAGATAAAAGTATAAAATAGGTTTTTAATATGAGCACCATCAACGTCAGCATCACTCATAATAATAATTTTACCATAGCGGAGTTCATCACGGTTATATGTAACCCGCATTGTTTTTGTATCAATCTTTAAACCAAACGCTTCAATCATGGTCATAATTTCAGCATTTTTTTGAATCTTATCTAAGGTAGCTTTTTGTGTGTTAAGGATTTTACCACGGACGGGCATTACAGCTTGAAATTCATTATTACGTGCCGTTTTTAAACCACCTGCCGCACTATTTCCTTCAACAATATAAATTTCACATTTTGCTCTATCTTCACTATAACAATCCGCAAGTTTACTATCAAATTTTAAAGCCTTTTCTTTTTTCTTTCCTTGCTCTCTTGCTTTTTCTCTTGCCTTCTTAGCAGCTTCTCTTGCTTTTTTAGCGTTAATAGCTTTGTCTGCAATAAGTTTAATTTCTTTTTCGTTATTAACTAACCAATATTGAAGATTTTCAGTTAAAGCTACACTAAAAGGCTTCATTTCAATTTTAGTAATACGAGTTTTAACTTGCGCATCATATGATATATTTGGAGCGGTAATATTAAAAACAATATACATACCTTCCTGTATATCATCGCCAGTTAAATTCTCATCTGTAGATTTAAGCCATTTCTTTTCTTTAAAGAATTTATTAAATTCACGAGTAATAATAGATTTTACCTGAGTAATATGCTGTCCTGTCTCGGTTAAACCTGTATTGACATATGGAACAATAGTAGAAGAATAATTAGATGTATAGGTAAGAACCATATCCATTTTATTCTTACCTTCTGCAAAATTCATATTAAATCTATTATTAATAAGTTCTTTATTGCCTACTGCGGCATCGACTAAATCATTTAAACCTTTTTCGGATATATAGTCATATATCTTACCATTTTCATTTAAGTGAAGTGTTAATCCTGGGCATAGACAAGAAATAGTTTTAAGTAATGAATGGACTCTATTACTTTCTACTTCCGTATGAGTAAAAAATTCTTCCGAAGGTTGCCATTCTACCAGTGTACCATGTACACCACCTGCTCCCGCAGTTCTATTTTGAAACACACCTTCTTCAAAATAGATTTCTTCCCATTCATTATCTCTCATAGTTTTGACTCTTAACCAATGACTTAAAAAGTTTGTGATTTTAGAGCCAATACCGTATGAGCCTAAACTTGTTCCTTCATAAGTTCCATCTTCTCTATATTTACCAGAAGTATTAAGAACATCAAAAGAAGCCTGAAGAATTGTTTCTCCATCTTCTCTAAAACTATTACATATAAAACCTTGTCCATAATCCCGTACAGAAACTGTATCTCCAATTATTGTTATATCAATACGATTACCATTTCCAAGACGAAATTCATCAACCGCATTAGAAATAATTTCTACTAATAACTGTGTTGAATAAGTTGTATCACCTGCATAAACACCAGGACGTAATCGTGTAAATTCTAATGGAGAAAGACTTTCAATACTATCTTCATTATAAAGTTTTGCCATTTATTTCTCCTTTATATATTGATTTATATTCTATTTTATTTTGAAAATTATCATCATAACATTTAATCTAAATCTTATCAGGTAACATAATAAGAGACGATGACTACTTTAAAATAGATTCAAAACTAGAATAAAAGTGTTGTAATCGATCCACATCAAAAAGAGAATCTCCATATTCATCTGTAGGATAAGACATTATATAAATCATTTTTTCTCTCCTTTTATATTTTTTCTATAAATATTATAGCAAAATTTTTGTAAAATTGCAATTCATATCAAGTCTTTACCTTTAATGACACATTGTACTTGACTTTTCAAAAATTTTTCGCTATAATATAAAAAAGAAAAACAAATGACAAAAGTGGGTAGAAACGTAATATATATATCTATAGACAAAAATAACGGTGTGTAGTATTTAATACTACACACCTTTTTTATTATATTGCTTGGACATATCTGTAATTAATAAAACCATAAATTTTATTATCTATACGAATATAATACCATGTTGTGCCATTGCTAGCTTGTATACTATCACAGACCTATACTATTTTATTCTTATAAATAATTGGAATACTCTTTAAAGTTTTATATTCAACACCTGCCCAACTTCTTACGTATAAAGCATTTGCTGTAACTTTAACTTTAAAATAATTATCACGGGCGGGAGATGCTTTACCTGTTCTAGTAAATGTAGTTTTAGATGTTGCTAATAAAGTTTTATCATTATTAATATTTTTTGCGGGAGTTACCTTCTATTCTGTTTTAGGTGTAGTTTCCGCCTTCGCATATTTAGGAATAGCATAACCGCGAATGTTACCATTAGCTACTTTTAAGGAGCGGCGCGCAACTACTCCGCTATTTCCTGTATTTCCTTCTATTGTAGTAATAGTATTGCCCGAAACTTTTTCAACAATACCAATATGATCTGCAAAACCATCATTTGGTTGAGTACCATCATCCCAGTTATATGTTATAATCCATCCTGGCTGAGGAGTAACTGAACCATTTTCCTACCATATACCCGCTTTCTTAAATAATTGAATATGTCTTTCAACGCCACATTCTGTTCCACCAATTAAATCGACAGCATTATTTTTAATAAATGCCGCAGATAATGTTGTATCACAATAGTCATCAGTATATTTAACTTTATAGCCAACCGCCAAAGGGGTATGACTATTATATAAATCAATTATATCTCTATGAGTTTGTTTAGCTTTACTCTTGCCAATCCAACCCTACATAGTTTTTATAATATCTTTTGCGGTAGTTCCTTTAGTTGGAATAGGAGTTGTAATAGGTCGTTCCTATACTTCTGCTCCATAAAAATAATTCATATCAACATTTCCAGAAATGCCGTTTACTTTTCCTTTGCTTGTATACTGTTGATAAGTACAAGGAAAATGAGGTTCAGGGTTATAATCTGCTAACCATACAATATATTTTTTAATAGTTGCCGCATCGTACCAATTTTTATAATAATCTTGATTTAAATAAAAACCAGCTTTGTAACCTTTACTTTTGACGTAATCGCAAAAGGCATTTGTAAATTCGATACAATTTGTTTTAGTTAAATAAACCTTTTTATTTTTTGCGCTTTTTACGGTATCGTATTCAAAGTCATAAAATATAATAATATCTTTTCCTAGACCTGCGGCCTCCACATTTTTAATACAACTTTTTGCTTCTTCTACGGCATCGTTTTTATTTAAAGCATAAGCAAAATGATAAACTCCATGAATAGGGATTCCCGCCTATTTAAATTTTTTTACATTAGCGATAAAATATTTATCAATTGTTTTTCTGTATCCCTATCTAATAATAACAAAATCAATTCCTGATGTTTTTACTTTCTTAGCGTCAATATTACCTTGCCACTAAGAAATATCAATACCTTTTAATGCCATATTATCTCCTTTCAAAAAAAGAAGCGGTAGGATTAACCTACCGCTTCTTCAGAATCTTTAACTTCTGGAAGTCCAGCTAAACTAGTCATAATAGAAAGGAATCCTGCTACGCAAGCAACTGAACCAACATATGTCCAGTTAACTTCATTAATTGCGGCACCTACAGTTATCATAGAAACAAAAGACTGCGCAAAAGTCTTAATGGCTCTAATACCTGCTGCCTTAATCCATTTCTTTTGTTTTTCACTCATAATAAAAATACCTCCTTATTATATATAAATATATAAAAAAGAGGTATTTAACTTTTTACTTTTTTGACCTTTTTTCTTTTATTTGTTGTAAATGTTTTTTATTATCTTCAAGAGCACGATTAATTGATTCAATCCACCCCTCTAGATAATTAATTCTTTTTTTATGGTATTTAGTCATAAAATGAAATCTTAATCGTATCGTTCTCATTATTAAATATTCATCATAAGAATTATCATGAATATTATTTATAATATCTTTGGTCATTCTTTCTATAGTATGAAGAATAATTTTTTCTCGTTTTAACTCATCTTTATAGGCTTTTCGCACAGCTTTCATTTCAGCTATACGTAAGCCGGTATATTTACTTTGAATTTCTTCGTCATCAGGATGAACTTTAGCAAATCCAGTATATGTTCCTCTTTTGGTTTTTACAGTAACAATAGATTTACCTGATACAGGGTCAAAAACAGAATTAGAAAGTTTTACTCTTAGCTGCATCTTTATTTCCTTTCTTTTTTATAACGTAGTCTCTGATAATGATAATAGTCATTTCTACAAAAAGAGTTCCTACAATTCCTACAAGCACAGGATTTACAATCATTCTTTCTTCTCCTTATATTTATTAATATCTTTAATTATTTGCTCTATAGATACGGGATAACAATTATGAGCATCCATTGCTACATTATAAATACTATATTGTCCAAACTCAAATTTATTAGAACTATGAGTATGTCCAGATAAATTCCAGAAGAAACGCTCTTCCTCAAAATTACCTACAAGAGTAGGATAATGAGAAAGATAAAAAATTTTCTTTTTATTGTATTTATAAATTGAAGCAAAACCAAGATATGTCATACCGTATTCTGTTTGATATTTATTAAGTTTATTATTTGTATCATGGTTCCCCCAAATAATAAATTTTTCACCATTTAATACTTTATAAACACGATTCCATTCTTTCTCGTTTCCACTCATACAAAGGTCGCCAAGAATATAAACAGTATCTTCTGGAGTTACAATACTATTCCATCTTTTTAAGATTTCTGTGTCATGTTCTTCGATTGAAGAGAAACCGCGCGGGCGCCAGATAAAATCCTTATCGTGCCCGATATGGAGGTCTGAGGTAAAATAAACAGCCATATTATCTCCTTTCTAAAAGATTTATTGATTTTCCATCAAAAGTATATATATAGTCAAAAGGCTCATTGTAGGTTGGCGGTTCCATTCTAAGATACATATTATGTACTTCATGCGGAGGCACAAAGGTGCGGCCGCCCTTTCTTGTTTCATTGCGTTCAAGACATGTTTCCAAAGGAAGATTCATATATACACCTATTACGGCTACTTTTGTTCTATCTATATGAAGATTATGAAAAAGAGCATTACGACTTTTTCTATTTAAATGTGTTGCATCTGCAATAACATTATAACCTTCTTTTAAATTTTCATTAATTTGTCTAATAAATTCTTTATAAACTTGTTTTTCTTTTGCAAAATAATTATCTGTATCAGAAAGAAAAGCGAATCTTATCCCGTCTCTTGAAATATGGATAGTATTATCATTCATAATAGCATATTTTGCATAAGTAGATTTTCCTGAACCAGGAATACCTATCATAATATATAATTTATTTTTTTCCATTTTTTTCTCCAAAACGAGGGAGAGATAATCTCTCCCTCTATTATTTATTATCCGTGATAGGCAAGTAGAAATTCATTAGAAACAGCTTTAAAAGATTTGCTGCCATCTTCAGAACGGAATACAATACCTTCTCGCATATCACCATCAATTTGAGATTTATCTGTTGCGTATTCGAGTAACTCTTCTACTGTATCAGGAAGAATGAACTTACTATCAACAACAGGGACGCAAGGAATCCGATAGTAATCTTCAAGTAATTCTCTCATTTTAAGAGTATTAAATCTTCCCTTATCAGAAATAATAAGGTTAAAAGCCATAAAATCATGTCCTTTAAGATGATAATCTCTTTTTTGTACACCTGCGCCATAGGTTTCACCCTGGATAGTAATCCATTCTGCGGCTGGGAATAATGTCAGCATTTCAGTTAGAACATGTTCAATATGGTATTTTTCTGCCATCTCTGTATAGATATTAGTTTCATAAAAACATGTTTTATCAGGCTTATCAAAGCAGACGTTACGAGAACAAACATAAAACTCATTTTTACGAGGCCACTTCCCGCGTTTAATAGTAAAGGTAGTAGAAGAGCCATCAATCTTTTCTGTTGCAATCCAAGGGTTTTTATCTTCAAGAATCCAAGGTATATTTTGAACTCTTTCTTCATCAGTTTTCTTTACCCAAGCAGGCCAACCAGTTTTATCTCTCTTTTTACCGAAGAAAATGAAAAGAAATTTCTTTCCCCATTCCCGCTTCATAAGCCAGCGGAAAGGTTGCTTTGCAAAGAGTTTACCATTACGCTGTGCCATTTTCTTATATTTATCTACAGAAGGTGCTTTACGAGTATTATCTTCTGCGATATAGTAAGTTACACCAAGCTGTTTAGTAAGAAAACGAGAGTCATTCCCAGCATTGTGCTCAACCCCGTTAGAGTCATGAATAGAATAACCATAATTATGATTCTCAATAGTCCAATTAAGATTGGCAGCAGATATAAGTAAACCTTGACTTAATGATTTACACATTTTCTGAGTTTTAATCTTATATTTCTTCTTAGCAAGAAACTCCATATCAGTAAAAGGTTTTACTTCAGGAAGCTTTGAGTCAATCTCAAAGTAAATAGCGGGGTCGCCTACTTTAAATTCACCTTTACCGACAACGATAGTCCACCCGCCAACATGAGCAAGTTCTACTCTATCATATCCTTCGATTGGAGTAATGTTATCAATAGTTACAACATATGCAAGTTCTCTTTCGTTAGTTTTTGGATTAAGCATTGTTATCTCCTTTCTCTTGTTCCATTAACTCTCTTTCGTGAAGAATAGCTTTATCAAAATCTTTAAAAGAGATTTCATCTGAGCATGTCCAAAGAGCTTCTGTTAAGGTTAATCTCTCTTTTATTTTATTTCGTTCTGTTTTAGACATAAAACGTTTATCATGTTCATCAAAATATTCTAAAGGAATAAGTTGACTTAATTTTACTTTTTCCCATCCATTCCCATTTTGTCTACCTGCTATATCAGGAGAAAAAATTAAAGCGGTTTTATCTTCAAAAAAATGATAAACTTCTACAATAATTTCATTTTTACGATAATACATTTTCATATTATTCTACTTCCTCCCAAGTGAAATCAATACGATTAAAAATTATATCTACAGCTTCATCAAAAACAAGACGAGGAAGCTCCTCTTCCTTTATATCTCCGTTGATTGTAATTACATCTACATCATCAGGAACTCCTGCCCAAGGATAGCCGATTCTAATCTTTATCTTTTTTTCCATTTTAATGATTTTCTCCTTTAATATATATAAGAAATTCTTTAAAACGTTCCAGTAAAATATCATCTTCAACATAAAAACCATCGGTTTCATAAGTTTTTTGATGCCAATTTTGAAACATCGTGATAATTTGCATAAATCGAAAATGAGGATAATCCATATGGAAATCCATAAATTCATTCCATATTTCTATAATTTCACCCCATCTTTCTTTTTCATTTGCATAATTGTGAATATCTAACATATATATCTGTCTCTTATTCATTTTTTTCTTTCCTTATTAAAGATTTAATTAATGATATTAATACAATATCTAATATAATTAAACATAGTATTAATGAGATAAAACTTGTTATAAAAAAAATATTCCATAAAATATCCATTTTTTTTCATTTCCTTTCTCATTTCTTATAAATAAATTTTATCAAAAATTTATAAAAAAAGCAAGAAAAATTGTTTAACCAATTTTTCTTGCTTATAAAGATTAACCCATTTTTGCGTTAATAATATTCTCCAAGGATGTTCCACGAAGAAGTTTATTAACAGTATCCGCAACAGATTCACCATTAGCAATAGCATAAGGGCTAATGCTTTCCATACCTTCTCTAAGAAGATTTGCCTGAGTGCTTGCGGAAATTGCAGCGACTAAATCGGGACTAATAGAAGCCATGATTTCTTTTACAGTATTAGCATATGCTTCTTGCTTACCCTTTTCAATTTCAGCGAGAGCCTTTTCATGTTCGATTTCAGCTTCACGCTTTTCTTTTAGTCTATTCATTTCTGCTGTTTGATTAGCGGTAAGAAGAGCCTGCAGGTCATTCTGAGCCTGAGCAGCCGCCATTTCGGCTTCTCTTTGTTTAGTACGAATATCTTCTTCATTCTGCAACTTTCGTTCCAGTCTTGCCTGTTCAAGTTCAAGTTCAAAAAGAGCACTTTCATTTCTGATAGCGGCTTCTTCTTTTTCCTTTTCTGCCAAAGCCGTAGTAGCTTTTACACGGGCATCCGCGTCAGAAAGTTCAATTTCTTTTCTAACAAGTTCTCTCTGATAAAAGTCAAGAGTTTTTGCAATATTCTGGTCCACGCTAATATTAAGAATATCAACGTCATTAACAATCATACCATTATCTGTGAAAACTCTTCCAATAGGCTTGTCTGCATCTTCAGTAATATCAAGAACAATATTTCTAATAATTTCTGTAGAATTACCGTAAAAATCTTTAATGTTGTATTTTCTGATTTCTCTCTTGACAAGAGTTCTCATATTATCACAAAGATATTTTACATAGTTATTAACAGTAAACCAAGACTCTTTAGAATCTTCAAGAAAACTTACACAGTAATTTAGTTTAACCGATACAGCAATAGAATCCGCGGTAACTGCATTGATAATATCTGTTACTCTATTGTTTTCAATCTGAAGGAAAGCAGTCTGGAAAGCAGGCTTAGAAGATTTAGGGGTTCCGCCAGAAAGTTCAATAGCTTCAACTGTTTCATCATAATCAAGCAAACGAGTTGTAGGTCCGACTACAACCTCTCTATGACCAGCCTTAGATACAATATTTACTGCGTAACCTGTCCAAATATCGAGTGCGACAACGCCTTCATATTTAGTATCAAGAGTAATAGTTCTAGGCTTAGTATAGCTTACTCCACGAGAAATATTTGCATTTGCTTCAAAGATTGCAAGTGTAGATTCCTGATTTGCAGTAGAATACGCATTATTAAGAATATCATCAACAGTAGATTTACTTGTAAGTCCTTTACGAGAAAGTTTCTCTACCGCCTGTTCTGTAAGTCCAGCATTATATGTTAGTACATCAACATTGCCAGGATACATTAATTCACACTCTTTTGCTGTTAGTTTTCTTTTAACAACAACTTCTGTGCGAGGGTCAGGAAGATACATCTGAGGACCACGTACTGTAGTAATTTCACCAGTAAGTCTATTAAGAATATAACGACCTTCACCTTCAGGAATAGCAATTGCATGATGCATATATTTACCATCATACTGAATCATTGCATGTTCAGGACGAGGATAATAAATCATCTGGTCATTACCAGTAATAAACAGTTCTTCTCCGATAGGGTGATGAATTGTTTTTCCATCTTTTGTTTCATCATATGCGGCAATTACTTTTACATAAATACCACTAATAGGGGAAAGTTCAAGAGCACGGAAAATAAGTCCACCTTTAGGAGCAGTTACGAATGTTTCTGTAGGTTCAGGAAATACCACTGCGGGGCCATGAATATATCTCTTTTCGCCATCTTCATCTTTAAGAATAGCATACTCAAGACGTTCAAGAGTAACAGCATCTCTTACATATTCACCAGTTCCTTCTCCATTTTCTGCACCAATAGGAAGAACTTCAATACCAGTTGGTGGAATGTAGAACGATACTTCCGTACCTTTAATTACAATCATCTGTCCAACGAAATATTCTTCGGACTCTGCGGTAATTTCTTTACCTTCTGCGTTTACAATAGTAGCGGTAGCCATACCCTTTTTAGCGGCGACCGCATCATAAACTCGTGCAAGAAGATATTGGTTAGAACGAAGTCTATGTCCTCTGATTACTCTTGTCATCTGACCAGGATAAAGCGAGAAGGATGTAGGCCCCGCAATGTTGATTTTTCTACCAACTTCAAGTTCAGGACTATTTACTGCTTTTGCAGGTTCAGGATGGCTATTATCAGAAGTAGGATTCTTTAGAACAATATACCAACCTTCAGGAGCAGATACAAAAAGCTGTCTTGCTTTTTCAAAATCCTGTGTCTCCTCGAACTTTTTATTTTTACCATTAAAAGTAACGAGAGACTCCTGGGCGGAAATAGTCATGGTAGTAGGTCCAGTATAAACCTTAATTGCACCATTTGTTTTAGACTGAAGGAAACAGAACTCATTCATAGAAAGAACGAGGTCACGAGACCGGTTCATATTCATCTGATTTTGATTATCCCATTCACTATCATATCTTGCCATATTTTTCTCCTTTTATTATTTAATATATATTATATTTTTTATTAATTTACGTTTTTAATTTTTTCTGCGAGTGCTTTTAGTTCTCTTTCTTTACGTTCTTTCTTTTTACGTGCCTTTTTTTCAGCCTGACGTTTGCGGGCGGCCGCACGCTCTTTTTCTTCTTTTTCCTTTTTAATTTTTTCTGTTTCTTGCTGTTTGAAAAGTTTCTTTGCTTCTTTTGCTTTCTTAACCCAATGTTTCCAATATTTCATTTCATGTGCTTGGTTTTCTATTCCTTCTTTTGTGCAAATGTCTTTATTAACAAGTTTAGAATAAGCAAGATAAATAGCAAAATCAAAATCGAAAGTATCTTCATCATTGCATATGGTTTTAATTTGAGTTCCATATTTAAAAGTAAAACGTAATACTTTATTAGGGACAAGAACTTCAATTTTTACAATTTTTGGATGGCTTTTATCCAGATTTTTTCCGTAAGATTTCATTATTTCTAAAGTAGTATTAATAGTTTCATCACTTATATGAATTGTCGTTGAAACTGGTTCCTCCATAGTAATTGATGTTGATGTTGATGGAAAGTGCATAAGTTCTGAATTAGTCATTTTTTATTTTCTCCTTTTTCTTTTTATTATAATAATATTATATAATAAATTTTTTAAAAGGTCAAATAAAAGTAATAAAGGTCTTAGGTTTTTTATCTTATAAAGAATGAAATTTAAAGGAGCAGATTTTACTGCAAAAAGGAGGAAAAATAAATGCCAGGATTAAATAGTAATTTATATCCACCTGTTTTTAAAAAGTCTTATATTCCTGCTTTTAATGTTACTGGTTCTTGTAAAGTAAATTTTACGTTATCTATATATAATTCAATTAACGATATTGATGTAAATTTAGTACAAGTAAAAGTATTAAGTCAAAAGACAAATCAATCTGTATTGGATAGAGATAAATACCCTACGGGAATTATGCTTACTTCAATGGGTAAAGAACAAATGTAGGGAGGAAATGATTAGGAATATTTTATTATAATAAAAGGCGATGAAATTCAAGGCGGATTTAAATTAAATGAATATTATAAGGTTCAAATTAGATTTACGCAAAATTAGAAAAATTCTGCTAATGGTCGTAATAATGCTCCTAAGATAGAAAACAATAGGCAGCAGATAAGTGCTTGGCTAAATGAAAAATATTAGACATTTTCAGAATGGTCTACAACAATTTTAATAAAGCCAATAAGTGAACCAACAATTTCATTAAAATATTTTAACAATGATTCAAATGCTGTTAGTACTACTACTACAATTATGACTAACGATTTAACAATATTAGGTATGGTAAGTCCCGGTAGAATAAATGATGAAGAAAGTTTTAAATCTTATCGAATCTTAATTAAAAATACTAATGATGAAATAGTATAGGATAGTGGCGATAGATTTTTTATAAATGGAAATTAGATTCAATATAATTGTAAATATAAATTTTTAGAAGAACAATATACATTAACCGTTCAGATTTTAACAAAAAATTTATTTTTTAAAGAAGAATCTTTTAATTTTAATGTAAGCTATATTCATCCTTTAAATTTTGAAGGAACTATTTCCGCAAGAATAGATGAAGAGGAAGGATGCGCAATTGTTACTTTAAAAAATAATGTGTTATCGGATTTATAGACAAATATTGTTATAAGAAGGTCTTCTAATAAAGATAACTTTATGTATTGGGAAGATGTTTATACAACAATTCTTGATTATAATGAAAAAATGGATATAGAATGGAGAGATTATACTATTGAAAGCGGAGTTTGGTATAAATATAGTGTTGCAAGACGTAATCGACAAAACTATAGATCTCCTGATATTGAAATTATTCGTCCTATAATGGGAATTTTTAATAATATTTTTTTAACAGATGAAAAAGCCCAATTAAAAATTAAGTTTAATCCTCAAGTAAATAATTATTCGAGAGTTGTTTCTGAAGCTCTTGTTGAAACAATTGGTTCAAAATATCCTTTTATTAGAAGGAATGGTAAAAAAGATTATCGTACTTTTTCTATTTCGGGAACAATTTCTTATTTTTCAGATATAAGAAATAATTTAATGTGTTCTTCTTCTGAAGATTTACATGGTTCTTATAGTTAGTTATATAAAAATTATAATTTTGATAATAATATAAATTTATATAATGATATTATTCAAGAAAAAGGCTTCAGAGAAAAGGTTTTAGATTTCTTATATGATGATAATGCTAAGTTATATAAATCTAGCACTTAGGGAAATCTTATTGTAAAGTTAATGAATATTTCTTTAACTCCTAATAATACTCTTGGCAGAAGAATTTATGATTTTACGGGGACTATTTATGAAATAGATGATTTTAATTATTAGAACTGTTTAAATTATGGTATTCAAGATTGCGGAAAGTATACTCAAAAAGAAGAACGAGTGGCTAGTTATTTTGGACAACTTGTTTTTCCAAATCCGGGTCTATATTTTTCTGACACGAAATAGTCGGTTAAAGATGACTTTTATTATTTAAAAGATTTAAAAAGTTTAATTGAAGAAAAATATTCTTCTTTAGAAGATTAGAACAAACAAATAGAAGTTTCTAATTTTAAATATTTAAAAATTCATTTTACAAGTAGTCCTTATTTAATTGGTATTAATAATACTGGAAAACCTTTTAAAGTAGATGAATAGGAAAAACGAACTTTAATTATAACAGAAAATACACCTATATATGTAGGTCATATTATCACAATAGGGACAGAAGATATTATTGTAAATAGAGAAGGTATTTATGAGTTATCAGATTCAAATACGTCTTTTCCAAATATTTCTTTTTATTCTGATACTTAGCAAGGTTTTATAGATTATGAGGTTGAAATTATAACAAGAGAAAAGAAATATTCTTAGTTTAATTAGGTATCTTCTTATCGTCGAATTGGGCAACTTTGGGGAAGTTTTAATTTAATAAGTAACTCTACTCGATTACTTTATTCTGAGATTGTAGATAAATATAATATTAGTCGTGATAATATTATTATATAGACTCAAAAAATAAAAGGTTTAACGGTGCAGGCTGCGCCAGGAACAGTTTTTTATATTAAAGAAAATCAGGATAGCGCATATGAAAAACATGTTTTAAATGAAACAGGTCTTTTAGAGTTTAACAATCCCGATACAGATATAAGAGGTATATATATAGTAGGACCCTCTTTGTCAGAGGTAGATTCAGAAGAAATTGCAAAAGAAGGTTTAAATGATTATGAATTTTATGATACAGGAGAAGTATTTTCTTTAAGTGCAATAAGAAATCCTAAAAAGAATTTTGTTTATTCTTTATCTCCTTATCAAAGACTTGAATCAGATTCTCTGATTGTTCCTGAAGAGGGTATGTATGATGAATTTGAAAATGTTTTAAATTGGATTTAGTAGCATAATAAAAATCTATTATGGAAAACCAATATAGAAAGTTAGGGTGAACTTGATACAGAAACATTGGGTCTATTTTATCTATCTTTTGAAAGATATATATATTATGAGGGTCAATGGTATCCTTTTTCACAAGATAATTAGGTTATAATACCAAATATTTAGGCTATTATAGATTATGACTGTACTATTTTAAGAAAGGTTTATTAAAATGATAAAAAAAGGTACTTATTTAGATGACGTTTCTTTTCTAAAATAGTTGGCAGGACTTCATATAAAAGAATATTTTGTTAATATTATAGTATTGAATTGGTAGGAATAGGAAATTGAGCATATCGAAGGAAAGGTAATTTCTGCTAATATAAATATAGATGGCAATAGTATTATTAGAAGAACAGCTAATTTAAGTGTTGTTCTTGATGATACTAATAACAATATTATTGAGGCAAGGAATTTATTATCTATAAATAAAAAGATAAATCTTCAAATCGGATTTACAAATAAAACTAAAAAATATTTAGATTAGAAGATGTTGTGGTTCCCGTTAGGAGTTTATGTTATTACAGATGCATCAATTTCTTATTCCGATTCTGGATTAACAGCTTCTTTACAATTAAAAGATAAAATGTGTCTTTTAAACGGTGAATGCGGAGGTACCCTTCCCGCATCAACCGTTTTTGATAATTATTTAACAATAGACGAAAACGGTAAAGAAGTAATTATGAGACCAACTATTTATCAAATTATTCAATAGTTAGTGAATCATTTTGGCGGAGAGCAGTTGGGAAAAATTATTATATCTGATTTAGATATTATTGTAAAGCAAGCCGTTAAATGGACGGGAGCTACCCCTATTTATCTTTATAAAAATAATGGACAATATATTTATACTGTAAACCCTTTAGAAGTACAAGGAGAAACAGATAGTTCTAATGATAATTTATTAACTAAAACTATTTTTTAGTACGGTTAGGATATAGGTTTCATATATACTGACTTTACTTATCCAGGAGATTTAATTGGGGATGCAGGTAATACTGTAACAGATATATTAGAAGAAATTAAAAATGTATTAGGTAACTATGAATATTTTTACGATTTAGATGGAAATTTTATTTTTCAAGAAGTAAAAAATTTTTTAAATAATGCTCAATCTGCATATATTTTAAATAGTTTAAGACAATAGACCTTAATTCCAGAATATTTAGATGATGGTTCAAAATATTTATTAGATATTAATAACGGCTCGTCTGTTTTTAATTTTAATACTAGTAATTTAATATCTAGTTATACAAATACTCCAAAATATGCTTCTATAAGAAATGATTTTATGGTATGGGGAATTAGAAAAAATTCTGATA